TCCGCGGATTACGGTTGGGTACCATGTAATTTGCTTTTTTACCTTCTGCTGGTTGAATACTGTGATTGTATCTGTATACATGACTCTCCTTTTAAAAAAGACCAATTTCAAATCTGTAGATCATCCATTGGTCTTTGCTTTTTACTCATATCCTCTGTAAAACAGATTTGGGCTTACATTCTGTAAATACTCTTCGGCTGCTGCCAAAAGATACATATTCTGCTTCTCCTGGCTTGTGAGGATAGCATCTAATTTATTTTTTCCTACCTCAAAGCTAATGCTTTCACTTCCTGCCGAATGTGACTTGATCACTTTTCCTGCGTCATATTCTGCTGTACGTTTTTCAATAGCCTGCATTTCATCAGCCAGTCTACACACAGCTTTCTGTATCTGCTCTCTGGCAAATTCTTCAAGCTGTGCGTATCCGATCTTCCTGATGTTTCCGGAGGTAAGAAAATCAAGCTTATCGCTGGCTTTCTCATTCCATTTTGGAAACTCTGTCTCACTTACACTTTCACCAAAATATTTCTGCCTGTAAAAGTCGTATGATGTGTATCCCATATTTAGCCCTTGATCTTTCCAATCATCTCTTCATCAAGTTCCTTGATTCCGTAGATAATATCAAACGAAATTGTATCCTGCTTATGTTTTGTGTCATAATCGATTACAACCCTCACACCAAGACCATTGGCAGATGCAATATATGCTTTTGATGCACCCATAGGAAGCGAAAGATTTCTTGTTACCAGAGCAATTCCGTTTCTGTGAAATGCCAGTGAATTTGGCTCTTTGATCAATAATGCATCCACTGCTGTGAAATCTGCGTGCAGTGGCTGGTCAATCTTTACAGTTTCAATTGTTCCGTCCACCGCAGTAGCATCTTCCACGATTGTATATTTATATCCTTCAACGATAAAAGAATCACCTTTTTTCACAGTGCCAGTAGCTGCATCCACATCTGTAAGTTTTACTGTTTCCTCGCCTTTCTTTGCAGTAACTTTATATGCGGTCGCTGTTCCTGTCTCAACAGGTGCATCCGGGCAATTCTGATCCATATAGGTGTCAAATGAATATACTTTCCCAATCTCTGCATCTCTCAAAGCTTTCTCGCTTCCAGATTCTGATACCTTTGACATATTATCAGACATTACATAGCGATACTTATGTGTCGGATGCATAACAACACGTCTGTTTGCTAACGGCACCTTCGCAACATCAAAGAGCTTTGCCATATTACCGATATCTTCCGGCTTTGTCGCTCTCGCATTTCCTTTCACGATGTGTTTTGCATGTTCCAGTCCGACCGCAATAAGGTCTTCATCAATTGCCTGTGCGATCGCCTGCATTGCCGGAGTGACAATCTGTGTTGAGAAATCCTTAATGTTCAGCGTGAGCTCCTTTGATGTTACCGGAACAGTAATATCTCGGAATCTGTCCATTTTTACAAGTACTGATCCTTCTGTTGCATCCTGGTTTGATGTTTCTCCTGTAAAGTTCTTAGCAATGAACTTCGCTGGTTTTCTTACTGTGATTGTGTCTCCAACCTTCACAAATTCTTTTGAATAATCTTTATGGACCAGATTGGCCATAACAAGATTTGCCTGTAAAACCATCAAAGCCTCATTTGCAATAATCTGCGGTGTTAAAAAATTGTTTGGCATATTATTCTCCTCTCTTAGCTATTCTGCTCTCTCCATTTTTTGTACGTTTCGAAATCCATGTTATTTGGATCTCCCTTAATTCTTGTGTCTGTCTGGTTTCCCATCGGCTCCGTGAAAACTGCTGCATTATCTGCATCATCCTCTGCCTGTTCCGATACCAGAATGTTTGGAATGTCTTTTCCTTCAGGATCTTTGACCATTGCATTAAAAAGATCATCCATTGATTTTCCTTTGGCAGAATCATCCGCAAGCTTTTTTTCAAGCTCTGCCGTGATAGCATTTCTGGTAATATCATTTACGAAACGTTTTTCTTTCAGATATTCCGCTACCGTAGCGTGTCTCTCAGCCTCTTCCTCTTTTTTCTTGCGGTCTGCTCGCTCGTTCTCCAATGTCTCAGTCGTCTCTTTCAACTTTTCCTGAAGATCTGCCACATCCACACCATCAAACTTTTTCAGTTTATCCGCTGTCTCATCCAACAGTTTCTGTGTCGATTCTGCTTTTTCCACCTGATCGTCATAATCCTTCTTGGTACGGTAGTTCTCATGAACTTCCTTCTCCAGAGTGCTTTTCTTATCCTCTGGCACCTCAATCCCAAGACCTTCCAAAATTTTAAAAATATTTTTCATGTTGCATATCCTCCTCTTCCCGTATCTTTTACCTGCTCGCCAGCAGCATTAGGATTTGTCCTTACCCCCGGACTCGGCAATGCGGCTGCCATTCCGCAAAATAAAAAAAGAGCCTGATACACGACTTTCATCATGTATTAGGCTCAATGGCTCATCACTTTACTTAGGGGCTCGATTTCTGTAATAATCTTCGTATCCTTGCAATGTTTACAATATGCCGGGAATGATATTAATACTGTGTCCCGCCGTACTTTCAACATCTTTTCCCCACAATCGGGGCACGGATACCAGAATGTTTCTTTTTCTCGCATTCTATCACCTCTTGTCCATATTATATGCTTTCACTTCACTTTTATCAATCACTTTTTTTGACGGATCACCAACATATAACCTGTCATATTGTGGTTTCAAATCATTTTCTTCACAGAATTGTCCATACTTTTTATTATAATATGCCACTTTTTCTTTTGCTTTCTGGTATTGAGCGTCAAGTGCTTCTCTGGTTTCGTCATCCTCAGCTTTGTCCATTGCCTCCTTATAGCCGTTCTTTTGTATCTTCCACTTTCTGATCGTGCGCTCAAGTTTTCTTTGTGCCTGCTGCAAATCATACACTTTTTTATTTTCTTCTGTATCGATTTTTTTGTAGTTATTTTTGCTCACTCCGTCTATCCATGTACCGATGGAATGTCTGCAATTCCAGCCCAATATTCCCTCGCCGGTTCCGTACCCGGTCTTTTCAATAAAATCCGGGTGCAAACTTCTGGCTTTCTCAGCTTCTTTTGTGTACTCTTTTGCAAGTCCCAGCTTTACCAGATCCACATAAAACACCTGTCCCTGCCACGATTCATGGTTTGCAGGTTCTGGTATCGGCGTACTTCTTGCACCAACATGCGCAGATGTCAAAACAGCCCACACATCCATCTCCGCCATACGCTTTAATGCTATATCCCCAGCCGCCTTTGCAATCCCTGTTCTGACTGCCCGGAGAGTTGCCGTTTCCACTGTATCTTTGTGTCCTGATGGATAGCTTACCGTCCCGCCTTCTTTTACAGCCTTGTCAATTGCTTCCTTCACGGCCTGTGATCTGCTGCATGTTCCTGTCTGAACTTTAAATAGAGCTTCGTCGCAGGCATCGATAAATGTTACCTGCGCCGCCTTAGCAATCGTTCCTGTAAGATTCTTTAATTCTCCCTTTGTTGCTTCATAATTTCTTTCAAGGATTCTGATATATTCCGGTGACATTTTTGTGCCAATCGCTGCTGCAAGTCCGGCGGCTTCATACTCTGCATCCTCATATCTGAGTGCTGTAATTCCTGCATCCTTAAAAGCCTTCTTTACAACCTTATTGCTTTCTGCTGTCTGTTTTTTTATCTCTTTCATAATATCCGCCAAAAGCGAATCAGACTCCTGCAGCGTTTGTATATTCCACATATTTGTCTGGGAAAGCGTAAATTCCTCTCCGCGCTGCAAGCGTACCATAATACTCCGCACAATCCGTTTTATGATATATTCTTTTAAGCCTGCTGCAAGGCTCTCACTTTTATCTGTGATCTCCTGTAAATATTCTGGTGTCAGCATATATTATTCCTCGTCATATTCTATTCCATCAGCCTGATTCTCTGATTTTGCCTGTTCAATTAATGCTTTTGCCTCTTCCCTGGAATATTTTAAAAACTTCACATAGTATTCTTCCCACGGATAAATGCCCCGTACCGCCAGATTGTAGTGATGTACTTTATCTTCCTCAAAATTATACGTGATATCTCCAAAGGCATAATTTGCTGTGTAATTGCCTACCGGTGCCAGATTATATAAATCGGCAAATACTGACTGCGCGTAAAAAACCTGATTGAGACATACCTGTAATGCATCCCTGATATCTTTAATCAACTGTATGGTCCTGCGATCGTCTGATTCCACCTGCGTTGCTGTTACCATCCCGGTTTTCTGGTCAAACGCAAAATATCCATTGGAATACCCACATTTATAGCCAATGTATGAAAGCTGTGCATTGATTCCTTTGATTCTTTCATCTACCTTCAAAGGTCTTTCCACCGCCTGGTAAAATTCCTGATCCCCCTCGCCCGATACCGGAATGAAATGTTTCGGTAAATCCAGTTCAACCTCCTCATTTACCTTGTACCCCGGTTCTCTTACAAGTCTTCTGTCGATCAGTTCCAACGCTCTGCTGTCCTTCACTTCCTCACTGTATCTGCTGTATGCAATATCCAAATCTTTTAATTCTTCCATCGCGTCAGAATAGATTGCCATTCCCAAAGGACTGTCAACATCTATGTCATTGGCCGCCGGCATCCGAAGCACCCCGAACATCATCCCATTTAAGCCAACTTCGTTTTTTGTTGTAATTGATACATCCGGCAGTAAAGTATTCCATTTTGTCTGGCTTAATTCAATCTCTTTTCCAAGTTCTCCTGAATTGCTGCTTACATATGCCCTATTGGAAATCTGGTAATATTTCACACTCTTGTAATCACCATCTCCATAATTGACCTTTGCATC